CTTAAATCTACGTCTGCGTATTCAGCAGAGACGAACTCTACTATATTGATAACACCACTTGTTGCTGCCATAATTTTATTTATTAATAGTTAATTGTTCTTATTTTAAAAGTTGTGACAGTATAGTTGCTGTCTAAGTTATCTGTAAAAGGGTCAACGTTTTCATTAAAATTTATCTGTCCATTAGCCGCTTTAAATGCTTTTAGTTTAGTTTCAATAGAATTAGAGTAAGTTTCCACGCTAATCATATCCGCTATTCCAGCTATTTTTGGAAGATAGAGTAAAATTACTATATCATTCGTGCTGCTAATATACGTCTTTTTTATCGGAATATATGTCAATACAAAGCATTTTCCTGTTTCAGCATCTTTTTTTACCTCTTTATATATTGGAATAAGAAAAGAAGTTAGAGAAGTTTTTAGCTGATTGAGAACATCAAATATAGTATTGGTCATATAATTGCCGTTTTTATAATACTAAAGACATAATTTGTATCTGGTTTAAAGTAATCTAAAACCGTTCTGCCTCTTGCTTCTACCGTCCCTGCGTACGGTGCTGCTGCAAATACAATTCCAGCAAGTCCAAATTCAGGAATATGAGTACCATCTGGTAATTCTGATTTTCCAAGTACAAATTGTTCAAGAGCATTTTGAAAGTCTATAATTCCAAGTGCGGGGTCTTTTCCCGAAACTGAACTTACATCCCATCTTTTAATTTCCTCTCTATCCTTTAATACTACGACCCCAATTGATGATTCAAGTTCTCCTTTTATATTCATAAAAGTGTGTCCTGAACGAGCCTTAGCGGCAATCTCTTGACATATATCAAATAACGCATCTGTAAGTTTCCCTTCATCAAAAGCAACATCAGTTTTTTTATCGAGTTTGCTAACAATTTGTGGCATCGTCCATTTTTGCGTCATTGTACCCATATCTCGATATTCTTTGCAGTCGGGAAAATAGATACGATTACTCCTTTGCTTGCGTTACAAGTAACCTCTGCTCCTAACTTAAAATCAATCTTAGAATTTACCGGAACGAACATCTTATATTGAACTCTAACAAAAGAGCCAGCATAGTTTACTGATTCATTTCCCATCCTTAATTGATAATCAGCAAAGAACGGAGTATCAACCCCATCACTTATAGGGTCTCCATTTTCATTTAAAACAGGGTCTCCAGTTATGATTGATGGAAAGGAATATCTTACCATGAGCTTCCATTTACTACAATTCCAATATTAGGCTCGACATATATTATTCCAACCGAAGCTAAAATAGCCTTACCTTGATTGTAAAGATACGATCTTGATTCATTCGATGTAGTCTCGGATGTATATCCTTGCTTATAGTCTCCTGAAATCGCCTTATCAATCATTCCTAAAGCCATTGCAGCTTTATTGCTATCAGTACCTTCTACATTAATGTCATACAAACCCAATGCAAGAGTTGCTACCGTTGCATCGGGGTTATATGCCATATATGCTTGGATGTTAGTCATTATGCAGTTGCATCAGTGATTAATATACTCATTTGGTTCATCAAAGTAGGAACACAGATAGAAGATAATTCACTTTCAATGGTTACCTTACCTCTATCGCTACGAGTAGACAATAGTACGTGATTAACATCTTGATAAATTACATTTGAATCCGGTCTACGTTGTTCGTCAGATGGAGTCCACAAATATTGAGCGATTGTAGTCCCTACGTGAGCGGTAACACGACCATCAATAAATGCTGCTGTTGCGGCTGCTGCGGTTGTACCATCGGCATTATATTTAGATACCATAGTATCTTCAATAGTAATGGTAGGTAACATCATACCATCAACTAAAATTTTGTTTACAGCTTCCAAAGAAGGAGTACCCATATATTTAGTAGTAGTTGAGCCATCAGAGAAGTAACTTGTCATAGCTGCTTTCGTAGAAGCTTGAGCCTGCAACAACGACCATGTTTTACGGTTCATAGTGAAATTATCCACAATTACACCGTAAGTATTATACATTCTCCAATAAAGAGTTTTCAAATCTTCCAATCCGTTTGCAGTTGCAGCAGTAGCCCAAGTGATTCCAACATTAGATTTATCAATTCCCCAATCAATAGACATACCTAAACCCGATAAGTTGTCGGCTGCTAAAATTGTTGATGTACCGTTAGAAAATGCTTCAAAGAACAATTTATCTTGTGAGATAAGTGGACCTACTGACAACCTTTCGAAATAATTGAAAAGGAATTTAATCAGTTGCTGTGGTTGTACCATGTTATTAGCTATGCCACGTTCTAATTGACCAATTTTGGCAAATTCCTTTGCAGTGAAAGTAACTTTATTACCAAATGTAGGCATATCACCGTACATATCAAGAGGCTTTTCAGTCCCGATAATTGGCTTACCCGAATATGGGTCAATCAATGATGCCATTGGTACTCGTCCGTTCAATGCAGCAACCGCTTTCCACTCGCGAGTTTCAGAATATACATCTTCTGTGTACATAGGGAATTTAGGAGTCTTAAATGCTGGTGCTAATTCCCTCACAAAATCTTGGAATTGCGTAGGGTCTTGTATAAGTTCGTTAAATGAAATCATTTCAGTATGATAAGAGGGTTAAGAGCACTAACAGTTAAAGCGGAAATAGAATGAGGAATACGTGCCATTGGAACCCATTGGTCAATACATATAATGCACGTTACCGAAGTTCCGGCAATTATCTTAGTGGTATTACCCAATAAGCAATTAGCTGTATATTTTACAGCGGGAGTAGCTCCGGCAGCAGTGGCTTGGGTTATGATAGCTCCAGCAGCTACGCCTGTTACGGCAGCCCCAAAAGTAATCACATCATAAGCAGCACTAGTGGTATCAATAGCAGTAATAGCTACTGCATCTCCAGATACATAACCAAATTCACCTACTTTCAATAAGTGGTTTTTATTTACACGAGGAGCAGTGGTAGTTCCACCAGTAATGACGGTAGCGGCTTTAACCACATGAGCCATTTTCGTTGCGTAATCCAAATACATAGGAGCACCTTTTAATAGGTATCCACCGTTTTTAGCTGCATCCAATTCGGTTACATCCAATACACCACCACCTAAACCATCGGTACAAGCATTAAGCTCATCCCAAATCTTTGGATCAGGTGCGGGAGCGGTATTTTTTACAAAATAGGGCATAGTTTTTTATTTTTTAGTTGTTTTATCAGTCACAAAACTTTTTACTGCACTTGAAAAATCAGCGTCTAATTTACCAGCAGGAGCAGATGAACTCGAACTCGTTGCATAAGATTTAAGACCTCGACTAACCATTAATTGACGATACTTATCAGCAGCAGCATCAATTTCTGCGTTTGTAGCAGTGATTGGCAATGAGCTTTTAAGCATAGTTACTTCTAATGGGTCAAATCCTTTGGTCTTTGTTTCTACGTGGGCATCAAATTGAGCTTTTGCGGTAGTTTCTTTCGTAGTTTTAATATCACCCATGAGCAAGTCAAGTTTGTCTTGTATCGCTTTTAATTCAGGTGAAACCTCTGTTGCTGGCTTAGCTGGGTCAGTCGGTTTCCCTTTTGCTTCTGATCTTGTTTTATCAAGAAGAGCCTGCAAGCCTTTTACCTTACCTTCGTCTGCCAATTTCTTTAACTCGTCTGCGTTGTATTCTTCTATGCCCCTCGGTTTCGCTGTGAATGTTTTGGCTATACCAACCCACGCATCTAACGCCTCCACCGTTTCAAATTGAATACCCCCTGCGAGCTTTTCATCAATCCCCTCCGATTGGAGTTTACTGACTATTACTTCATTTTCAATCATAGTGTTTATTTAATTTATTGCAAATATAATTAATTCTTTATTTATAAAAGTATTTTTATAGTTAAAGATTGTTATTAATAAAAATAAACTACTTTTACTCGATAGATTCAAATTCTACTTTAAATTTATCGCCAATTTTTCTGAAGAAATAAAATTTATCATTTATGGATTCTTTTGCTATAATAGAGCCTGAATGAACATCATCTGGACAATCAAATATAAGAGTTATATTTCTTATTCCGACCTCCTCTTGTTCTTCTATTTTACCAATAATCATACTACACGTCATTTTTTCCATCTTTATTTATTTTTTATATTATTTTTAATTTACCCCTCCCTGATTCCTTACGTTCTCTGCCGCACTCGCAGTAGTTTTTAAGTTAGCCTCAACCTTAGCTTTAGCAGCAGCATCTGCCGCAACCTTAGCTTTTAATTTAGCTTCCGCAGCACTCTGTTTATTTAATTCATCCATAGTTTCAGGCGTATTAATAGTCAATATCCTAACCGCATTCTCAACGGATGTAATCCCTGCGCCAACAGCAACTGCAAGCATATTAACTGTTTCATCCACCGATGATGGTAATAGAGAGTTATAATTGAAACTAATATCCAAATCCTTCATTCCTGTAAGTTCGGGATATAGCTCAGTTGCCATATCTTTTACTATACTGATAATTCTTGAAATAAACTCATCGTGAATCTCACGTTTTTCTGCAACCTTAACAAAAGCCTGTAAGAATGTAAGTTTCATTGATTGAGTTGACAAGTTACCATTTTTCATATCGGTCATTAACTTATTGAGGTCAGGCCATGTAAAGCGATAAATATCATTCTCATTATTTTGCATTTCAAGCTTAATGGATTCAGGAGCAGATGTAACCTCTAAGTATTTCATGTCGGCTTGACCTGATTTACTTGCATCAAATCCACTCGCACCATCAATCTCGTATATTTTTACGGTTGCATTGTAAACTGGTTTTTTGGATAATTTACCATGAACCACTAATGCCGGGTTACCGATACGAACATTTACATCCGAGTGCATTGAGCGTGAATAGTCTTGAAGAGAAATCAAATCCTTTACGTATTCAAACTCCGAAGCATCTTGTTCGAGATAAGCGAACAATAGTTTTTTAGTCTGCATTGGGTTGTCGATATGCTCAATAAAAGTAACCCCTTCGTATCTATCAACTCCTAAATCAGTCCAAATTTCAATAGTTGGTACATTCATTCGTAATACTCCTTCTACTATCTTATCACGCTTATATTCAATCGTAACAGCATCAATTTTATTTGCATCATCCCGATGTCTATAAATCTTATATCCATCTTTAAAAGATAGTACCTTACCTCTTAGACTAACTCCATCATACATGAACTGTATTGCAGCCCTTGTTTCAATTCCACACATTCTTGTAGCTTTTTTAATTAGCGACATCATGCGTAAATCTTTATTCCAAATATCAGTAAATTTAGCAAACGCATCTTGAATAGCTTGGTCGTTTCTGTTTCTGTTCAATACCAAATCAATATCATTTCCATACAGGAAAGCCACCATGTTAGCGACTATTTGTTGTGGATACGGCAGGGCAAGTTTTGTTTGGCGGACTTTGACTGACTTCTTTTCAATCTTACCATCTGGAGCTTCTACATCCTCCATTACATAATAGTCCTCCTTATCTTGGTCTATATGTATCGGGTGATGATTCTCATAGAAACGAATATCCCTCGCAATTTGACCATAGGTTATACGGTTACAGTTCTTGCGTAGAATGGTTAACTGTTCTGAAAAGGATAGAGTTTTTATTTGCTCTATATCTAAATGATCTGGGAATACTGGAGGTAATCCCAATGATACTACTTCTTCACCATCCATATTATTTTCTTTTTAAAAGTTCTTTCATTTTTATATAGTTTCGTATAATCTTTTCAAATGCAATAATTTGATGCCAATCAGACATAGGTAGTGAACGAAACATCTCGCCACGTCTTTTCATTCGCTCCTCGTTGGTCATATATTTATCTGATTAATTCCTATCTCTATACTATCCCAATTACTCCTACCACTTTTAGACTCGACCGCCTTATTGTTAAATCCCATCTCGTCAGTAAACCTGCGCAGCATACTTAAAGAATCGGGAGCATCATCTTTTTGTTTTTCTACTTTTGCCAAATAAGTCAGTAATTGTTGTAATGCTCTATCATATTGACTTCCCGGCTTTACGTCGTTTCTAAATACACAATGATTCTTAATCCATGCACTATCGGTGAAGATACGAGTCTCTTTATTCGATGTTGTAAACTGCCATGTTACATTAGTTTCGACGTCCTTTGCAATCTCTAATGCAAATATACGTCCACCATTATTACTTTCAAAGCGCATGAGGTTAACGTTATTTTCGTCTAATACTCCCTTTAAAAGTGGAGATGTAACCTCAACAGGCTGATCCGTAAAAACCCAGTCGTAAATGTAATACAAATCTCCGTATTTCTTTGCAAAAGGAGCAGACAAATAATCATGTCCTTCATCAGCAACGTCACATACACCCAAATTTGAATCGTGTGAATCGATAGGCAATTTGCCATCATACCATTTTAAGTCATCATGGTCGAACAGTCTACCCTTAATGTCTATCGGTTCTTGTTGGTATTCTGCAAACCAAATCGGTTCGGCAATCTTATTTTTTACATCGAGGTAGTGTTCTGTACTTTGAACATCTTCACAAAAAGACTTATTCTTTTTATTGAGAGCCGACACCTTGATGATATTTTCTTTCTTATAATCGCCACGAGCCTCATTGATACCAATAATATCATTTGTTCTCCAACGTGTACCTACATCAATTTGGCAACATCCACGCTCTACACGTGAACCTCTTGCTGATTCTGACCATTCTATTGTCTTTTGATTTACGGACTCACTGAGGGCGTCTGTGATACCTCTATAAAGGTCATCCGATATATCAAGCATTGAAGCTCCGATACCGATAATAGTTCCACCCGTACCACCACCGAAATAACTACTTTGAGTTGCAGTTTCTAAAGCCCAAGTTTTAACGCCTTTTGTGCGTAATCGAACACCAAATAGCCCGTACCATTTGTCACTTTGCACCATTTCCCTAACATCCTTACTTAACTTTTCATATAGTGTGGATGTACAGGTATTTCGCATGATTGATTTATCAGGGAAATGACCTAACATAAATGCGCAAAACATTGATACGCAGTAACTTTTACCACTTCTCGGCGGAAGTGAGATAGCGACCCTGATTACTTCTTCATTCTTATATGAATCATAAACACGTTGTAAAATTACTGCTATATCTTTTAAAAAAGGTCGTCTTGAATAAAACTTATAATCCCAATACAGGCAATAAGACCAGAAATCACCGCTCTTAGTTCCCCTGCGAAGAAGTTCAATCTTTGCGGCAGCCCTCATTTCGAGTGAATGTCTATCGAGTATTGTTTGGTTTTCCATTTATTCAAAGCCAAGTAGTCGTGAATATTTTTCTAACATCTCTGTTAGTTTTTCTTCATTTTCTTTTATGGTATCAATGTCATTTTTAAACATATAATCACTATCCGAACCGCCAGAATAAAATATATTTCTTATGTCTTTTATAAATCCAATGCATTTTTCTCGCATCGCATTTGCATTATTAAACCTGTTTATAGATGACTGAATATCGTCTTGCATGTCAGGTATAATTTCAGATATAAGTTGACTATATCTCTCTTTGGTAAGTGATACCTTTACATTTTCTGATACGTAAAGGTCAACCGACTTATGGTCTAAACTGTTGTTAAAGACTATTTTATTTCCTTCCATGCTATTTATTTTCTTCTTCGGATATTATTTCGGAATTTTCTTCTTCATCAGGAATATCAACCACTACGGCAGTAATCGGTATCTCTTTAATTGACGATGAGCCAACAACGTGTCCATTCAACGCCTCAACAACCTCCTCTTCACCATCCACCTTAATCTTGAACCACTTTTTAAGTACTTCAATATCAACACAAGCATACATTTCACCGTATTGCTCATCTGCTTTTAGAGTATTAAAACTTTTAGGTTCTGCTGAATTACGTGAACCGTTTTTCTTGTCGGAATAGAATTTAACTGTTGTAGGTTTAAATCCTTTTTCTTTTGCAAGTTTTGCAAGTGAGAGTGATATGTCCATTTTATTTAGTGTTTAGTTAATTCTTCCATTAAATGAATCGCTATATCTATAGCCTCTGTTATGTCTTTTAGATTAGGCTGCGTAATATCTGCGCCCGTCCTCCATTCTTGATAATATTTTAGCTCTTTAACTGCCTCGCTTAGTGTCATTTCTTTTTAATTTTCACCTCTTTATAATCCACTTCAACCCCTACCATTTCAGCAAGTTCTTTATCTGTATATTTCGATAGTCCTGAATCAGTAATTTCCTTTTGCTCTGGATTAATATACCCGAGCATGCTAATCATCTTGTCCGCTATCGCCAGCTTGTCCGCAATCTCGAATTTCACACCGAATTTACCGAACTCAATTTTTTTAGCAGAAAGTCGCATTGGTTCGCTCCATTCGCTCGTATCTTTTAATCCGCTCATATCCGATTTAAAATAATCTACAAGTGATACGTCAAACATTTCAGCTAACTTGACAACCACGCTTTCTTTCGTTAAATTGCGCATTATCATGCGTTCTTTATATAGTTGATTAATGCGATCCACTACATATTTATTTGACAATAAAGTCATTGCCATATTATTTGCATCGTACGCACTCAAAGTTACTCCGTAAGCAGTGTTGTAGCTTTTTTCTATACCTTCCCCTGCAGCAATCATACGTGAAAATGTCTCTCGAACATCATCCAGCATAACCGTTTGCCGTGTGGGTTCAACTATTCGGAGTATTCCTTGTTCTGGAGATTCTTCTGGCATAAGTATAATTTTATCGTGCAAATATATACATTATTTTTTAATTTGAACACTAAGTAAATTTTTAAAAGCTTTTTGATACGCATCAGATGCTTCGATTCCAGTATAAAAATAACCTAAATACTTTGATTCTCCATTAACCCTAATTTTAGAAACACATTTTTTAGCATGCTTATCCCAAGAAACTCCTAGATATTGACTCGAAAAAGTATCTTCTAGTTTTCTAAAACAAGTAGATGTATTTCTCTATGAGTTACTATCTGCAAGTTACTAACCATATTATCAGTTTTACATCCGTTAATGTGGTCTATAACTATAATGTTACCATTAGGTATATGTCCTAAAAATGCTATCGCCACAAGGGCGTGAGCTTTTTCTGTGGTTGCAATACCGTTTTTACATAAACTACATTTTAAATATCCGTGGCTATCTATAGGTAGCTTTATAATTTTCTCATTATTGACTCTGTAACGTCCATACATTAAAGGAACAGTCCTTTTTAACCCTTTTACCCTGCCTAAATTACTAACTTGATAATACCCCTCGTAATTAGGGATATCTTTCCAAACTTCTATTTCTTCCATAATAAAAAATAGTCCCAAATTTCAGTAGGAAATTGCTGCTTCCTGACTTACTCTAAGGGACTTATAAATTAGTTTTACATGAAGCAACATGTATTTACAAATATAGTTATTATTTTTAGTCCTCGCAAGTTAGGCACCCATTATTTAAGATACTTTGTATTTCTTCCTTAAACTGCTCAAGACTTCTTATATCCATTCCATTTCCACCATTCCTCTTTAATTGAGCAAGAAACTCTAATTGTTCTTTGCTTAGCTTGTCCTTTCCAACTTTCATATCAAATCCATAAAGCCTTCCGGCAAAGTAGAAGATTAAATCAGTAGTTCCCTTTACAGTTCCCATAGCCTTCATTTGCCCCATCTTGATTTTCGATTGCAAATCACCTTCCTGCATGGTTAGGTTATTGCGGGTAGTAAAGCATAGGTAGCGTAGTTCTGGTTTTTCATTCCAAATCCAAGTAAAGCATTTCGCTTGCAATGTATCATGCTCTTTCATAATCTTTTAATTTTTTCCATTTATATCCGTATGCTGTTTTCTGTTTCCCAAATGTACAAGCAGAAACGTTTCTAAAATCTATTCCATTTGTGAGAAAGCAGGCGTCTTTAAGGTTGTTGAATATCTCTATATTATTAAGTTTATCAATCCTGACAATCATTCTTTCTCCTCGAATAGAAGCTCTCTTTATCAGTGCTAAATTACTGTCGTGTTCTGAGTTGTACCATATAATATCATTTGCCCTTTCTGTTTCACCATGAATGCATTTACATATACTTGTGGACAACCCCGATATTTTAAAATAAATCTCTGCCTCTTTTTCGGATGCAAATGTATATACTTTTTCTGTAATTATATCATACCCAACTATACCAACCTTTCCACTCCACCCTCTTGGTTTAAGTTCTGGCACTTTAACTCCACTGTTTTCAAAAGACCAAAAATAACCTCCAGCCCTTAGTCGCTTATTATTTACGCATGCAGATATTTCTGTTCTACAGATTTTAGTTTCCTTTTCAGCTTCTTTAATTGAATTAAAACTGCTTACTAACTCTCCATTATCAGAATATTTATATATTTTTTTCAGTAAAATATCCATCTTCCCATCAGCCCATGATTTTTTAGTCCCTATAGATAGAGATTTTTTCATTTCTTTTGAGTGTCCTATAAACCCCTCTCCTCCATTAGTTAGATTTACCAAATTTCCAGTTTTAATATCCCTTCTACCAAATTTGATAATAAGTTCATTTTCTAATTTGCAAGCTTCTTTCCAACTAATATTGTCTTTGTATATTTCAATTTTAAAACCGTTAAGCTTTGTATAGTTATTCCAAAATCTACTCCTACTATGTATTCTATTTGCCCTATTATATTTGCCTCCATCGTTATTATTACTTATTCCAACATAAAACACGTCATCAGTTGCAATATCTATATGTAAATATACGTAAGCATTATTGTCGGACTGAAGTTTGTCGTGAGGTTTCATAAGTTTTTAGGTATTGATTTTTCAAGTTCTTCTATTCTTAAATGTAACCTTTTAACGTTTTCAAATACCATGGAACTCGTTCCTGTACCATCCGAGAACTCCACAAATGTATCATATTTCTTATCGAAAGAAAATAAATTCAAGCATCCAAGTATTCTTCTCAACTCAGATATCTCAGCCTGCATTAAGGCGATTGATTCTACTAAATTACTCATAGTATTTCTTTTAAAAAGTGATGCACAAAAATCGGTTGACCAATAATATCAACTCCAATGTAGTAAGTCATTTTCATAATATCTTTAATTTTTGAGCTTCCTGTCAGGCTCTATCTGCTGAGCTAAAGAAGCAATTAAAATAGGCAGCACCGTCCTATTAATGTATGGTTTTAGGTTTTATTTATTCGCAGCGACCATCTTTACCTTTAACGCCGAGGATGCTTATCTTTGCAAAGTAAATCATTTAATTTGTAATTGCCAAATATTAGGATGTGTTATATAACACGTTTTGGTGGGCATGGGAAAAGTTTGGTCAAAAATTGCCGGATATTTTTTTGAGATTCAATATCTATTTAACTGATCATGCCTCATATCGTAAAACTCTTCATCGACAAAATCTACTTCTTCAAAATACTTGTTAGTGCTGCTATTAGCTCCATTCGCCTTTACAAACTCTCTGTATGACTTCTTTTTAAACATTGAAGGCTGATTACACCAGCGAGCCAAGTTTATATATGTCCCTCTATATGGGGATTCCTCGTATCTATTAAATCGCATGATATAAGGCAAACAACCAAAGCCCATTAGTATTTTAATCCTTAAAAACGTGTCAATTATATCTTGTTTCCAAAAATCTAAATCCCATTTATTATCCCGATCAAATCCGCAGAACACGTATAACTTTGTGGTCTTCGATATTTTTGACTTCCATATTTTTAATTTACTCTCTATTAACTCTCTGTCATCGATGTGGTCAAATGCAAATATATAATCACCTGCATATTTTACTTTGCTAAATAGCTCCACTTTCTCTTCTGTAATCAATCTTATATCTAATCCTTGTCTGAACTGGAATGGCTTACCCGAAGCGACTAATTCTGCTAATAATTCTCTCCATTTTGGATGCGATAAAAAGTTGTCGTCCCATAATGAAATGGTCTTTCTATTCAAGTCTAAAAACTCACTCAACGGAGAAGCGATAAACGCCCGATCATATTTTTTATTAACACAAAACGCACATTTACGGAAGCATCCACGAGTTAAAAATCCTATCGATGAGTCGGTATAGTCTTTTATATCCTTCCCAATAATCCACTCATTATACAGCGAGTAATCAGGCATTAAATGCTCAACATAATCAGGTAGGTTCGGTGCTTTATCAAAGAAGAATCCAGTTCCACCATATTTTACGTTGGGTAATTGTAAAAGAGAGCCATCAATCGGTGTATCGGTGAACACTTTTGAGATGTATAATTTATCATAATTAGCAACCTCTGAATAGTCTAAGACCAACCTAACCTTATTCCCATGATTTTTGTGGTATGTGCTTATCTTCATACATGCCAAATTTGGGAATCTATGTTTCGGTCTGCCTAATAAATCTGCGTCAATTATTCCTATTTTCATATTTTTTAATTTGATTTTATATAAAGGTAATTGAATGATTTGAAATGGCATAATTAATTTTTATGTTATACAACATAACTTTGGGCATGGGAAAAGTTTGGTCAAAAATTGCCGGATATTTTTTTGAGATTTAGGGCAGGATCCTTTTATCTCAAAAACTCAATTACCTGTTTGTCTAAGTATTCTGTATATTGCGGAGGAATACTTTGTGCAAGTTCGTATGTTCCAAGCCAATTTAAGCCGGTCATTTGACGTACTTCTTTTAAACCAGAAAAGTGTCCAACGTATTGTATGTTTTCATCTTCATTTGCCTTTCGTCCCATCTTCGCATTTTTAACAGAATGCTTATGGTGAATTGGGGCTACTAATGGCATATTGCTCTCGAATAACCGGTGTCTATACGTTCTCATTCCAAACATTGAGCCACATAACTGGATTGGATTAATTAATGGAGAATTTGGAACGTTCTCTATAATATACGGCTTACCGGTTTTAATTAACTCTTCCCTAGTTATTGAAATCAAGTCAGGATACTCTTTACCGTTAAGTCTGAATTGCATCGAACTTGTTGAGTATTGTTGACACGGGGGAGATGCGTGAATTGCATCGTACTCTTGATAGTGTTCACGTAGATATTCAATTGCATCTGCAACGACTACCTTCCCCCTGTGTTTTGGTTGAGGCTCTATATCCACTCCAGTCACATCAAGGCCTGCAAGCTCGTACCCATGACCAGCACCGCCTCCGCAACAATATAAATCCAATAGTTTTAATTTTTCCATATTGCAAAGATAATTACTTTTGATTGATTAAAAGCGTGGATTTTAATGTTTAATAACAGTTAAGGGAGAAAGTTTTTACGTTTTTGGCGGCGAATTTTTAAGGGGCATAGCGCATGTTAACATTGTTAATAAATACACTAAGCACCCCCCCCTCTTCCAAATCTTTGTCTTAACTTACTTTAACTTTATATACTGAATCTTTTAACTAATAATAGTTTGATATATCATATCAATATACTATCTTTACATATCGAAAGAACCAAACTAAAACAACATAACATTATGACAACTTCAAAACTTAACACAGTCGTTTTTCTTTTCTCTTCCATAATGACAGTATCCACTATAATTGCAGCATGTGTTTACAATCCAATGTTATTAATTATATCTACAATGTTCCTTACAGTAACTTTCTGTACTCGCAAACTTTAACATTCTTTTAACACAAAACATTTGGTATATCATTTCAATTCATGTATCTTTGTATCATACTAATCAAATAAAACAAACGCCTTATGACACTTATCTACTTATTACCAGCAGTTCTTTTCGCTTTAACTATTATCAGAATAGCAGTTAGTTTTGTAAAAAACGTTATACTATGATAGCAATAATCATTTTCTTCGCTATTCTATTTGTAATACCAATGTTAATAATAATGTTGTTGCAAGCAGACCAAAGACTCGAATACAAACACAGACCAAAGAATCAATTAAGATTAACGTACAAACAGTTCTGTGACAAGACCTATACAAGAGACGTTTAACAACTAGGGTGTAGCTCATTGGATTGAGCGCACTCACAAAGTCCGGGATGGTAAGCCGATGAAAAGCCAAACGAGCAGAGTCAATGCAGGATCATCGCATGCCAGTACTTAAAGACTGCGATGTAAAACAAACAACGTTCGTATAGAACATAGGTGCAATGCCTAACTGGATTACGATTCTTCCTTATGTGAAATGCATTAATCAGGTCGTTACTTGGCGTACTTCTCCATTGTGTGAAATGCACAGAATAGGGTATAAAGTAAGAGCAAGGCGGTTGGTTCTGCCTTGCTATACAACGCTCAATGTTGAGCAACTAATAACTAACATCATGATCCACATAACAGACATTAAGCCCGACACACGCATACAGCTACAATGCGGTATAGTGATGTTAATTGATGCAATGGAGTATATAGGAAGCAGGACTTTCGTCCTGTGCACTATGGATAACGGTACTAAAGAAGGGCATAAGATTGATCTTAATGACTCTGTATTATTCTTTAATGAAAATAAAAGCGTATTATTATGAAAAAAACATTTGTATTAAATGTAGGGGCCAGTTATTCATATATTGTAATTTGCCAGTCAATCAAAAATGATTCCGAATGGCGCAAAATGGAATTAAGGTATTTTTGGCTCACTGACGACTTCCAATGGATAGAGATGGAGCAAAGTTCAGGCGAGACAATAAGACTTGAAAAAATGGCCCGGAAGTGGTGCAATGATAATAATTTAGCTTTGTGGAGGTATTAATATTATGACCCTCGAACGCCTTATCTTTATGTCGATTGAATTATCGATTATAGCATACTTCATTAAGTGTGCAGTTGTTAAAATTAAAAAGTTTATTAAATATTTTAAAGAAGACTAAATTATGAAAACTTCAGGACTTAAAGTTATAGGTAAAGGATTATTCACCATCTGTTATAAATTAAATGATAAAGAGGTGCTTTTAAGGTCTTGTGATCCAATAAAAGAATGTATGTCGATGGGTTGGTTTCCTGAAAGCAAATACTTTCCTACAGTTGAGCGTATAGATTCCGAACTCTACAAGATGGAGTATTACGAAAAGGTTAAAAGTTTAAAAGACTCCCTAAAACCAGCACAGTATAAACTTTATTCTGAACTTAGAAAGCTTCAAATACCATATTGCAAAAATAATTATGATTTGAAGGATGCATGGTATAAGGAATTTTCTAAGGTAACAAACATTACTTTAAGAAATTCACTTCAGGAAGCTATTGATGCCTGTGCAAATTATGGGAGTGATATTAAATTTGAAATTTCACCTCGTAACGTTGCAGTTAAAAATGGTAATTTAATACTATTGGATTGTTTCTTTGTGGGGTCAAAACAAATAGAAGTTACCACCTCAAAAAGAAAGAATTACAGATTTTAACCCGTCGAAATTCACCGTACATGAGTGAATAACAAATCAATCGAATTGGTTAAATAATTACTTTAAATCTTGTATTTTAATGGACTGAAATACAGGAACTTATATAACTCATAGATAAAACCTATAAACACCAAATGATTATGGAAACAAACTATATTCAAGTAGGAAATTTCTGTTACATTTTCGACACAAACAGGATTATTAAAAATACTGGATTTGTTCCTATTTTACTAAAAATTAATTTAAACTAAAAATAAAAGCCGACAAGATGTATAAAGTAGTAACAAAAGGCTCAATAAATGAAGTTTGGGCAACAGGATTCTATAATACTGAAAAACCTCAAAAGATGATTGATGAAGGTTATTTTCACAAAGTTATGTATAAAGAAGGTCGCGAAAAAGTATTAATAGTAGTTGAGCAGAAATAGCCCTTTATCCGTTTATTTTGATTATATTTGTAAGTCGAATTACGACACCCGGAGTAGGCACCGGTATAACTAATTTTTGAATCCCAATTTATATTTAAGAAGTTGCCTACCTCTTATTTGTGAATTGGGATTTATTTATATTATGAGTAAAGAAAAAATACAAGAAAACTGGAGGATCATTCCAAATAATGGAAATTACTTATTAAGTGATTTAGGACACGTTAGGACAATAGAAGGGCGTTCTATTGAAACCTTTAACGGCTGCGTTTATCTGGGTGTAGAACGCTTTGAAATCGCTGATTTAATTCAAAAAACATTCATTCGTGACGACATCTCAACAAAATCGCATACCGAAGTGCTAAATAGCCCGCATTTACTTAAATTTACCCATTTTGTGCAAAATCCTTCATCGTATCCCGATGTGAGTTTTGATAGCTTTAAATTGTGGTATGTTCCAGTGGGCTTCATTTGCTGCGCTCCAAAGCGTTCATTTCCACAAGATAAGTGTAAGTTCGTATTCCCCTACGAAGTAGGTGGAAACCGCTGTTATATGTGCAGATTTGACGAAATACAACCTCTTAAGTTCCGGCAAACAAGAAACTCCGGCACTGTTCAAATTTCAACCAATAAAAGTCCGGTGAGATTTAGAAGTGCAATAGCAATAATTTACAAAGAATTTAATAAAGCAGTAAAATATCATTCAAGAATCAACGATAAAACCAGACTGTTGAAAAGTTATGCTTCTAATGCCGTTTTAAACGCTTCTGGTCGACTTACACCTGTCAGTATATACAACAATACTATTTACGTTCTTTATGTTGATTATAAGTCTTTGCGTGCAGAATATAAAGAACTCATATCACAGCAGGACGTTATGAAATTGTATGAATTTGTTTCTCTCCAGTCAAAAACAGATTGGGACAGAGCATTTGGATTTACAAAAGAATCGTTCTTAAATTTGATTGAAACTGCTGATAAGTAATAAGTTATCTAATAATATATAACTATACCAAGCGTAATTAGTTTTGTAACTACGTTTGGTTTAGTTACTTATCTAAAAATAATAAACTGTACGTAGTTTTCGTACTCAGAAAATTTTAGTTATACGCTTTATTATTTTTATTTCGTTTTATTTATAGTTAATTTTTATGCTCCCTTATCTTTTAATAACATTTATTAGCTCACTCTCTTCTAATCTCTATATAATAATAAATAATATAAATTTTTATATAGTATATATATTTATAGTATATATTATTATTTATAGTTATGTATTTGATTTTGAGTATAGTTAATAAATGTAGAAGAGTAGATGGTAAATGTTAATCATCTATAATGTTGGGTAGATTATAGAAAAAATCTATAACTAACCTAACTCTCACTAACACAAAAAGATAAACCACATATCTAAAGTATAAAAAATGTTATTTCATTGATATTCAATAGTGTTAATTAAATTAACCTTTAAGTATATAAGTGGCACAATTAAATTCATATATTATTTATGCCAACCGTATTTGGCGTAATTAAATCACAAAGATCATATATTTGGCGTAATTAATAAACATTTAAATTCAGTTATAATACATTCACATTAGTATTTATTAGTATATAGTGGCGTAAATAGAAATTTTAACAATGGCATAAATAGAATTTTGCCGGTATAAATAGCATTTTAGCTGGCATAAATAACAAAGTGCTTGGCATAAATAAACATTGACTCTATTTATGCCAAATATTCTAATTAAAGTATTATCTTTGCCAATTATAAACTAACAAATAAAACGAATATGGGCAAAAAGAAAAGTACAAAAAGAAAGCAGTATCACAAACACGTTCCAACAGGATGCGTTAATCACGTAATGTATATAGTTGATTCAGCTATATCCGTGTATTGCCGTGATAATAATGAATTATATCTTCCGTCAAGGGAAAAGAAAAAAGAGCCTCCATTAAATAAAAGCAGCAAAAAAACAGATGTCCGGAACGTTGTAATCGGTGATAAAAAATCATACAACTATTATAGGTATATCCCTGAAAAGATATTTGACAGGGTTACAAGAGAAGTCGAGGTAATTATTTCGGATCACATAAAAGAAAAGGCATTTAAAGATAATGAACCGAAACTAACAAAAAAAATGCAAAACGATGGATTTATAGTGAATGCCATTAAAGATGGATTTTCAGCCGTTAAAGATGGGTTCGTTATAAATAGATCAACGTTGTGTGATTTGTTTGAAGAAATTTATGAGGGTAGAGAATTTAACGAGGAATTAAAATCGAGTTATTAAACCAATAAAATTTAGTATTATGAGCATCATGTTAGGAAATCAGTCTATAAGTCAGATTGAAAAAAGATTAGGTATTTAATTTCCAGAAGAAATACGAGAATTTATGAAACAAACCCATCAATCAAGTGCAAATAAAATTACTAAGGGTAAATGGCATTGTTTTGATATTCCGTTTAATATTGTTTGTGGAGATTTAGAGACGGCTACTAAGATATTTAATTCCGTTAAGGATCGGTCAGATGAATGTAAAGAGTCGTTACAGTTTAGTTTGAGCGGAGGTAATTAAATTATTTAGCCATGAACAATATCCGACAACCATACGCCGAACGCAATCATAAGCAATATACAGAAGGAGTACACCGTTTTAATTTAGATTGGATAGTTTATATCAGTAAACAATTAAAAGGGCACACAGAGCCTTGTATAGTTGCTGATCGCAAATTTAAAGATAAGGGGGCAGCAGAAATTTATTATTCTAATTATTTAAAAACAAAAATAATATGATTAAACTAATTATTTTATTAATAAAAGTAATTTGCTGGCTACTCTTTGCATCTACAGGAGGTATAGCAAGTATATTTATAAGCTTTATACTTTGGGATGATTGTTATTTTGAAAAGACTTCTGATATTATTAATTCAATTTTTGATAAAACATTATGAAAACACTAAAAATCACTCTCGCAATTCTACTTATAGCATCATGCGTAATAGGTGGATTTATTCTATTGTATAAACTTAGCGTTGTGCTGTTTATAATTTTATTGGTTCTTTTCCTTGTTGTAAATGTTGGCGCAGGACTATTCTGTACACATTTTATAAAAGAAGAAAATCCAGAAGCCGAGCCTGTCGAGTTTGAGTTTATTAAACCTGTGTCATTAGAAGGCAAGATACGAGTATTTAGTACTTGGGGTAACCATTTAGCCGACATTGGCGAAGATGGAGCTGTCGTATATATTAGCAGTAAATTAATCGGACAGGAAGCTGAAATTAGATATATTATTGATAATTATAAAAATGTATGGAAACAGTTAGAAAGATAACACAGCTAAGTTTAAAAGAAGCAAAAAGACTTTCTATTATTAAATGGGAATCACATGTAAAGGCGGTAGGGGATGAGTGGCACTATCCTTCAGAAATTAGAAGCTTATGTTGCCATTGCGGATTCTGCGAACGGTGGAATATGGAATGCGAACAATGTGAATTTGGTAAAATAGCTGGAGACTGTACTGAGGATAACAGTATTTATAATTTATGGTATTGTGATAGGAATATCGAAAACGATCAAGCAATCCTCGAAATTATTAAATCTATTCCAGATGAGTAAACGATGCTCCATTTGCTTTGTTGCAAAGATAAGAAAGAAAAACTAAAAATTAGATACAAATAATATGTGGACGAAATTAGAAGTTTATGACGGTAACTATTACCTTGGCTCGTTTTATACCAACGCTACAAGTAAAAAGGAAATAATAGCAGATATAAATAACGAGTATGGAATTGGCAAATGGACAAGATATAATATTGGGAATTAACTTAAACCATCACTTTAAATAACTATACATAACTAATTGATTATGACCAAACAGCAAAAATTAGATAGGTTGAAAAGAAGTGGTTATGTAGTGATAGAGCATCCTAATATGACTATGAGATTCTCCGCTGGGATATATTTGGCTAAAAATATCTATAATTTACACAAACAAATATTTGGATATTGATATGAAATTACGAGTTAAACATACATTCTATATTGGCGAGGTAACCAATATTGCAGGCTCATCTGATAGTCCTATGGTCGAGTTGACAATGAAAGATGGTAGTAAATTAAGATATCATCAAGAGCAGTTGAGTGATAAGCCGCCATTATCCTATATCTTTGACTTATTGGAAAGAATTAAGATTTATTTAACACCATGAATTGCAATATCAATTCAATATATAATTTAATTTCATTATCTTTGCATAATATAATTGCACTTCTCACATAACTGCAATAACCAATAAAGCCCTGTTTAGAGAGTAACGAAGTGAGAAGCGTTGCGAACTATTCGGGGCATTTTTATTATTATGAATGAAGATAAAGAAATTTTTAAAGACATACCCGGGTATGAAGGGTATTATCAAGCAAGCAATTTTGGTAGAATTAAGAGTTTAGATAGGACTATTATTATGAAAAACAGTTCAGCGTACTATGTATCTGGACGGATTTTGATGGCGGCAGAAGGAAAAGGATACTTACGTGTAGCTCTAAGAAAAAATGTAGAAACCCACATGTTCCTTGTTCATCAATTAATTGCAATGGCTTTTTTAAATCATATTCCCAACGGAATGAACCTTGTAATTGATCATATTAACGGAGATAAACTGGATAATAAAGCAGTTAATTTACAAATTGTAACTCAAAAGCAAAACGTACAAACGTGCTTTAGGAAAGATAAGGCTGGATTTAGGAAAGACAAATCAGGCTTCTCAAGTAAGTATCGAGGAGTTTACTGGCACAAGAGAGATAAAAAATGGGCTGCTCAAATTCAGATTAACGGAAAATTAAAGCATTTAGGCTATTTTGATACTGAGATAGAATCTCATAACGCATATCAAAAAAATCGTATAATAGACAATAGTAAACCGTATTATTTTATGTTGTAAAACATGTATAAAACATATTAATCAATCAAATTAAAGTATTATCTTTGTAAACAATTTAAAAATAAATAATCATGAAACTATTACGCAAAAAAACTTACCAAGATTTATTAAATGCCAATTCGGTATTAGAGTCCAGGGTTGCAGAACTGGAAAAAGAAAGATTAAAAGTTGGATTAATAAGAGACTCGAAAGGAATCTTACACTCAATAAAAGATAAATATGCCAAATTATTTTGATCGTCATACGGCTACAGGAGCGAGTCGTATTCAAAAAATCAATCTCTCTATACAAGGAGAGATTGATATGGATGAAATACATAAAACAGATATCGGAAAAATTCCGGTACTAATTAACAAAACAACAATAATACTTAGAAAGAAATGAATTTACTCGAAGAAACTATCGAATTAGTATTGAAGCAAATAGAAGGTCTACCACAGACCCCATATCAACTGAACAAAAAGACAGGTATCAACATTACAACCTGCTCACAAATTATTAATAGGACTTATAATCCTACTTGGAAAACGCTAATTGCACTAAATGAAAAATACAAATGAAAAACACTTATAAAATACCAAAAGGATGTACAAGTATATCCATTGAGCAAATTGAAGATTTAAAAGTTGAGCCAAAGGTTGGGGATTGCGTGAAGTGTACAGATAGCGACGACGATGGAGATAAGTCTGTATTTTATTTTGTATGTGGAGGTTTTGACGGCGATGGAGACCCAATGGAAAAGAATTATTGTAGACTAAAGGATAAGGAAATACAATTTGACTGCGTTTATTTTGGATATGCAAGAGATGGATTTAATTTTCAAATCCTCACCCCTACTCAATTCCAGTCCGAAGTAAACGCTTTAGGTTTTGACTATGATTTTAATAATGATACGTTTAAGGAGTTGAGATGGGTGCCAAAAGAAGGAGAAAGATGCTTCTTTATTTGTGTGGCGAATAAATGCGAACTTATTAGTAATGAGATATTATTTAAATCAGTATATCATCTAGAAGCGTTTGAAAGAGGGTTTGTAAAGAAAACCAAATCCGAATGCGAATCAGCAATTGAAAAAATTAAAAATGTATTAAAAAGCAAATAAAACTTCGATATATCAAAATAATTCATTATCTTTGCATAATATAATTACGGTCTGACACTTAGTAATTAACAATCATAAGCCTCATTGCATGGATATAGAAAGTCAGACCTCTATTGAAATCTTTGGGGCTATTTTATTATTATGAAACGAAATTTAGTAAAAGGTTGTTTGTGGCAAAGATGGAAGGATGTACCAAATTATGAAGGGTATTATCGGTGTAGTAGTTTAGGAATCATAAAAAGTTTAAGTCATTTTGCGTTAAATAAAAGCAAGTATTATAAACTTATGCCAGAAAGGATTCTCAAACCATTTCCAACTCGAAAGGGATATTTAATGGTTAGGCTATATAAAGATAGAATA